TTTAGGTTGGAAAGAGGTTATACCAGGTGTTAAATCTGGAACATTAAGTTGTGAATGTTTAACTGATTATTCAGATAGTTTAGGTTTTGAGCAGTTAGCCGATATGGTGCTAACTAAACAAAAGGCAACTTTCTATTTTAAAGACAATGTAAATCCTAAATTAATAGTTAGAGGTGAGGGGTTTGTTAACTCAGTAGATGAGACAGCTGATTTTGAAACTGCTACCAGTTTTAACTTAGAAATAAACCTAACTGGTGTATTTACAATAACTGATCCTAGTGAGGGTAGAACTTGGGAAAACATCTTTGAAAAGTGGGAAGATATATCAGATAACTGGGAAGATGTATAATTTTTTTATTTGTATATTTGTCATAGATTAATAATTAAAAAATATATAAATGGCTACAACAGGCGTATTTAATGGAACAGATTTACTACTTAAATTAACAGATGGATCATCAATAGCAACATCTACTACTATTGGACACTCAACATCTTGTACTCTTACACTATCAAATGATTTGCCTGAGGCAACTACAAAAGATAGCAATGGATTTCAAGAAGTTATTGCTGGTGTTAAAAGTGGAGAGATTTCTTTTGAGGGATTAATTGCTTATGATGACAATGCAAATCCAGTTGATTTTGCTGATATTTTAATTGCTAGAACTGCTGTATCTTGGACATTTGGAACTGCTGAAACTGGCGATGCTGTGTACTCTGGATCTGGGTTTTTAAGTTCAGTTGAAATGAGTGCTGAAATGGAATCTCCAGCAACTTATAGTGGTTCAATTACTGTAAATGGTGCAATCACAAAATCAACTAACTAATAGTTAGTAATTCTAATAAAAATAAAAGGGGTATGGATTGAGGAAACTATACCCCTATAAATATATAAATATGGCAAACAAAAAAAGAGGTTACTATACCTTAAAAATAGGTGGCAAAATGCGAACAATGCATTTTTCAATGAATTTCTGGTCAAACTTTACTGAATTTTTACAAGTACCTTTAGATAAAATAGGTGATGTTTTTAGTGGTGGTATTTCAATAAAAGCAATTATTGGTTTAGTTTATTCTGGTTTATTAGCACACGATCAAGAACAAGGCAACGAAATTGACTACAATGAATTTAAAGTAGGAATGTGGCTTGAAGATTTTGATGCTGATAAATTAAATGATGTTGTTGAATCAATGATGCAATCAAGAATACTTGGCAATGATTTAAATATGGGTGTTGCTAGAAATATCAAAAAAACTACAAAACCAACTAAAGAGGGAAAGTAAGTAGCCAACTTGATTGGGATTCTCTATTAGATTTTTATATTGGTCAGGTTGGCATAACACCAGATTCTTTTTGGAAAAATACTTGGAAGGAAAATCATTTACTTGGCGAATCTTATATGATCAAAACAAACTTACAATGGGAGCAAACCAGATATTTGGCTGCTATGCTTTACAATGTAAATTGTGATAAAAAAGGTCAAATGATTACACCAGATAAATTATTCCCTTTGCCACAAGATGTTTATTTAGGTAAGGGAAAACCAAAGTCAACTAAAGAGCAATTTTTAAAATTTAAAAACAAAGTAGATAAAAGTAAGCTGCCAAAATAGGTGGCTTATTTTTTTTGTATTTTTACATAAAAATAATTCATGGCTAAATTAAGATTAGATTTACAGCTAACTGGGTTCAAACAAGCATCTGGAAAACTTAAACAATTCGGCAACAATATGAAGTCGATTGGTGCTAGTATGCAAAAGTTTAGTTTGCCTTTAGCTATTGCTGGTGGTGCTGCTATAAAGATGGCATCTGACTTTGATAAAAACATAACTAAAATAAAAGCTCTTGTTGGTACTGCTGGAGAAGATTTAAATAAGTTTTCTGAGGCATCTAAAAGGATGGCTAAAGAAACTGGTATTTCATCTGCCGAAACTAGTAATGCAATGTTCTTTATTGCATCGGCTGGTTTAGAGGGTGCTAATGCAATAGAAGTTTTAGAAGCTGCATCAAAAGCTAGTGCTGCTGGTTTAGGTGATGTGGCACAAGTTGCTGATTTAGCAACATCTGCAATGAATGCTTATGGTAGTACAAATTTATCGGCAACTGATGCAACAGATGTTTTAACTGCTGCTGTTAGAGAGGGTAAATTGAATAGTGAGGAACTAGCTGGTGCTATGGGACAAGTGTTGCCAGTCGCATCTAATATGGGTGTTAGTTTTAATGAGGTTGGTGCTGCTATGGCTGCAATGTCAAGAACTGGTACAAATGCAGCTTCTGGTGCAACACAATTAAATAGTATTTTATCTGGTTTACTGAAACCTACAAAACAAGCAGAGGATGCATTAAACTTAATGGGATTATCTAGTGCTGGTTTAAAACAACAAATTAAAGATGAGGGATTACTTAGTGTTTTAGAAACTTTAAAAACAGAGTTTGATCAAAATAGTGATGCTGCTGCACAAGTGTTTCCAAATATTAGAGCATTAAGAGGGGTTTTAGATTTAACTGGTAAAAGTGCAGATACAACTAAAGAAATATTTAATGAATTAAATGCAGCTCAAGGATCAACAAAAAAAGCATTTGATGATACTGCTAAAAGTGCTAGTTTTAAATTAAAGAAAGCATTAAATAGTGCAAAACAATCTTTTTCTGAAATGGGATCTGTATTGCTTACATCATTGTTGCCAGCTATTCAAAAGATTACAAGAATTATTACAAAGTTATTTACATCTTTTCAAAATTTAGATGGCACAACACAACAAATCATTATTGGTTTAGGAGCTTTGATAGTTGCTTTACCTACTTTATTAAGTTTGTTTGGTACATTAACAACTATTGCTGGAGCTTTAGTTTCTCCTATTGGATTAATTGCTGTTGCTTTAGCTGGTGTTGCTGCTGTTATATATAAAAATTGGAATGAGGTTGCACCAGTATTAGTTAATTTTTATAATATGTTTGTTGATTTATATAATCAATCTACATTATTAAGAATTGTTATTGGTGGTTTAAAAGCAGTTTTTAAAAGTGTATTCATTTTTGCACAAACACAAGTTAGAAAATTATCTAACTCCTTTAATACAATGTGGCTTTTGATAAAAGAGTTTTCAGAAAAAAAATTCAAAGGTGATTTTAAAAAAATATTAGCCGAAGGTTTTGCAAAAGGACAAGAAATATCTAGAGAAGGTGGTGAAGAAATTGCTGACACATTTGCAACAGAACTTGGTGATGCTTTGAAAAATAAATTAGAACACAAAACTGTTGAGCAACTTAATCAAGGCATTACTAATTTAGTACAAAAAGCTAAAGGTAAACTATCAAGTTTATTAGGAAGTGTTGGTATAGGTAGTGGTGGTGGTGGTCAAATTGGTGGTCAAGGAACTGACACTGGTGGTGATCAAGAACCTCAAGGAACTATACTTTTAGATAAAATTGGTAAAAAAGCAGATGAAGTTAAAGATAAGTTTTTAAACTTAGCATTAACATCTAATATGGTTGGTGAAGAAATTAGCAATGCATTTATGAATGCTTTTTCATCAATGTTAGAGGGTGAAAACTTTTTTAAATCACTTATAAAAGGTTTAGTTGCCTTAATTAAAAAGTTAATTGCAGCAGCGATTGCAGCTTTTGTTTTATCTACTTTATTAGGTGGCTTAGGTATAGGTGGGATTGAAAAAGGCACAAAAGGTTTTAAAAAAATATTTGGTTCATTATCTGGTTTAGGTAACTTAGGAGCTACTAAAATGGCATCTGGTGGTATTGTAAGCTCACCAACTTTAGGTTTAATGGGTGAATATCCTGGAGCTAGATCAAACCCAGAAGTTATTGCACCACTTGATAAGTTAAAATCATTAATTGGTGATCGAGGTGGTTCGGCCAAAGTACAAGTTGGTGGTGAATTTACTTTAAAAGGTCAAGATTTAGTAGTTGCATTACAAAGAGCAGATAGGAATAGAAATAGAATTAAATAATGGCATACGGAGTAAAATTTAGATTAGAGTTTTCTGATGACTTAGAAAATGGAAAAAAAATAGAAATCTTAAAAGATGGCTATACTGGAACTGTATATGATTTAATAGGAACTAGTGATCCAGTACAAATTAGCTGGGATCAAGATGATAATTTTTATGATCCTATTATTGGCTCAACTTGTCAAATAAATCTTTTTGTTACAGATACAACAAACTATGATGATTTTTATATTGCTGATGAGAGAGAATATAAAATAAAAATATCTTATAAAGATTCTAGTAATAATTATCAAACCTATTGGCAAGGGTGGCTGTTAGTAGATCAATTTCAAGAAGCTGTTACAACAACTCCATATCCTATAACTTTAAGAGGTTATGATGCATTAGGTAGCTTAGATGGATTTACACAGCCATTAACAACATCTGGTGGCAACCAATTGTCTGGTGTATTTATGGTTTTTATACATGAGATATTAGAAAATATAAATTTAGGTTTTGATATTTACGTTTCAAATGATATAAAAAAAGATGGTGCAATTTCTGGCTATAATATATTTGATCAAGCATCTTGTGGAGCTGATAGTTTTTTTTCAGATGGTGTTGATCCAAAAAATTGTAAAGAAGTATTAGAGCAAATATTAAAGTTTACAAATTCAAGAATTTTCCAAAGTTATGGTAGGTGGTATATAATTAACAATTCAAGTTATAGTGAGCAATCAGTAAAAGATAGTTCGGCATCAACAGCCAATGGTGGCACAATACCTACTGGAATAAGAGCTGCTGAAACTGCAAGTTTACAAGCTAACAATGATGAGGATATAAAATATGACATTTATAATTCAGATGGTGTATATCAATCAACTAGCACAATCGATGTTTTATCTATTGTGCCAAGTGATCTACAACCAATAGGCAATAACTTAACAAAAGAATATTTACGACCATTAAAAGAATATGTACAAAGTGTTAATATGGCTGGATTTTTTAGTACTAATATTATAAATAACTCTGGATTTGAATTTGGCACATCTGGCTGGACATTAACAAATAGCAGTGTTGTAAGTGATTTTAGTTTTCAAGGTGATGCATCTTTAAAGTCAACTAACATACAAACATCAGCGAGTGGCACTAATGTAACTGCTACATTAGTAAATTATATTGATGAAGCTGGCTCATCTTTTATTGGTTATAAATTAAAATTAAATAATTTTTTTAATTCAACATCTGGTCAAACAAGAGGTTTTAGATGGCAAGTAAAAGCTGTTGCAGTTGTTTTGCCAGGTGATCCCCCAGTAGCGACTAGATATTGGAGTGGTAACACTTGGACAACAACAACAACAATTAACGAAGTCAATATTGTAAATAATAGAAGATGGAAAAGCTATGATTTTACAGCTCCAGCATTACCGAATGGTGCATGGCGATTATATTTTTATTTATATGATCCCTTTCAAACTACTAGCACATCTGGCTTTACAGATACACATTGGGATTCTATAATATTAGACAAAGTATATATTAATGCAGATGGTCAAAGATCTGAGATTTTTGAAAGGTTGATTTATTACAATTTGTTAGAAAACGTACTGGCAATTTTTCTGGTATATTAAATTTAGATGGTTTGATATTAACTAATCAAGAATATTCTAAAATATCTGGTGAATTTTATAGATCAAGAGATAAAACAAACTATTTAAAATCAATAGAACAAATTACAACTCAACAAGTAATAAATGATTATAGAGATTTTGTAATTAGATATGAGGGTGATTTATACAATAATAATGTTTTGCCATTAGGGTTACATAATAAAATATGGATAAATTTTGGATCAAGTGTTTTACAAGAACCAGTTAGTTGCTATATAGATTCAATGTC